TCTGTCTATCCGTCCCCGATGCAGTCCAAAGTTCACCAAGACACTCCATTCTCTGCCAGACCAGTCCAGAACTGACCCTATGGCAACCAAGCGATCCAAACCCTTACGAGGGGCAACCAAACCAAGGCTCATGAACATACCTCTTAAGGGTGAATCAAAGATTCAAGACGTCAAAGATCTCTGTGAAATTATCCAAATGCCATTATTGCCGTGGCAAGAGTATGTGCTCAAAGATATGCTCACGATTGGCAAAGATGGCTTATTTATTCGCAAGACCAACCTTCTTCTGTGTGCTCGTCAGGTAGGAAAGACTCATCTAGCTCGTATGCTCATATTGGCTCACCTTATAAAGTGGGAGACCAATGTTCTAATCATGTCCTCGAACCGTTCGATGGCATTAGACACCTTCCGTCAGATAACTCAAGTATTGGAGACCAATGACCACCTCAAGGGATTCGTTAAGCAAATCCGTCATGCAAATGGAACAGAATCTATTGAGATGTTATCTGGAGCAAGGCTTGACGTTGTTGCGGCAACTAGAGACGGCTCTCGCGGAAGAACTGTCAATGGACTTCTATTCATCGACGAACTCCGAGAGATCACTGAAGAGGGATACCGAGCAGCAATTCCAACGACTAGAGCGCACTCAGGTTCTCACACGCTTCTTGCGTCGAATGCAGGAGATGCTTTCTCAACCGTATTAAACGGCATGAGAGAAAGAGCTTTAGAGAATCCTCCAAAGACTTTTGGATTTTACGAATACTCGGCTCCCCAATATTGCAAGATAACTGACCGAGCAGGTTGGGCTCAAGCAAACCCAGCACTCGGCTACACAATTACGGAGGAAGCCCTTGAAGAAGCTGTTGCTACAAGCCCTATTGAAAACACTAGAACTGAGTTGCTATGTCAATGGATTGATTCTCTCAGCTCTCCTTGGCCTCACGGAGTCCTTGAGGACACGTCCGATGCCTCGCTCACGATTCCTGTCGGCGGTTATACAGTCTTTGCTTTCGATGTGTCTCCTTCTCGCCGCAATGCGAGCCTCGTTGCTGGTCAGATATTGCCTGACGGTCGAATCGGTGTGGGGATTCTCCAAACGTGGGAAAGCCAAGTTTCAGTCGATGATCTAAAGATTGCAGCTGAGATAAAAGGCTGGGCTGACCAATATCGCCCTCGACAAATCTGCTATGACAAATACACGGCGCAATCGATTGCTGAACGCTTGACTAATGCTGGGCAGATGACAATGGATATCTCTGGTGCTGCCTTCTATCAGGCTTGCGGTGATCTCTTAAATAGTCTGGTAAGCGGCACTTTGGTTCACGCAGGGCAGGAGAACTGGGTGCAGCAGATGAATAACTGCGCAGCTAAGACCAATGACTCATCGTGGCGCATAGTAAAGCGCAAGAGTGCTGGAGATGTATCAGGTGCAATCTCTACTGCCATGGTTGTGCATCAGTTAATCAAACCACAACAGGTAGCGGCTATATACTCAGAATAATCTATATGTAGTGTATAATTGCCCTCTATGGGTCTCTTTTCGCGTAAGCCAGAAATCATTGAAGCGCAATACGCTCCGCAAGTTCTAGGTGAGTATTCTCCCTATGCAATGCCCTTTCAGTTTGCTTATGTCGGACGCACAGAAGCACTTGGCGTCCCTGCCCTTGCTCGCTGCCGTAACCTTCTTGCTGGCACGATTGGCACAATTCCTTTAGAGCTCTACAAGAAATCTACAGGCGAAGAATTAGGCAAGCCACTCTGGATTGACCAGCCTTCTTATTCACAGCCACGATCTGTAACTATTGCTTACACAGTGGACTCGCTTCTATTTTACGGTCAGGCTTTTTGGCAAGTTGTTGAGACTTATCAGGAAGATGGTCGCCCATCTCGCTTTGAGTGGATTGCTAACAGCCGAGTAACTGCCACACTTGATAAAGACAATGTATTCGTAAAGTCTTACGCAGTCGATGGCACAACACTTCCAATGGACGGCCTTGGCTCGTTAATTACATTCCAGTCACTTAACGATGGAATTTTAAACACAGGCGTCTCCACTATTCGTGCAGCTTTGGATGTGCAAAAAGCTGCGGTAGTTGCAGCTGCAACTCCAATGGCTACAACAATCCTCAAGAACTCAGGCGCAGACCTTCCACCTAGCGAAGTCTCCGGACTTCTTGCTTCATGGAAAAATGCTCGCCGTAACGGATCAACGGCTTACCTTACCTCTACTTTAGACGCGCAGAATATTGGCTTCTCTCCTAAGGACATGATGTATAACGAGGCTATTCAGAATCTTGCAACTGAGATTGCTCGCCTCTGCAACGTCCCTCCTTACTATGTCTCAGCAGACCAGAACACCACAATGACTTATGCCAACGTCCAAGACGAGCGTAAGCAGTTCCTCACACTATCTTTGCAGCCTTTCGTATCGGCCATCGAGGATCGTCTATCTATGGACGACATTACAGCCCGTGGCAATATCGTTAAGTTTGATATCGACAAAAACTACCTACGCACAGACCCACTTGTAGAGCTACAGATTATCCGCGAACTGCTTGACCTACAGCTCATTACTCAAGAGCAAGCAATGGAAATGACCGACCTAACACCTAACGGAAGCCAAGGTATGCAATGAATCAAGTAATCACCTTCTCAGCTGAACTTACAGCAGATTCAGCGAGCCGCACAATTTCAGGAAAGATTGTGCCTCTCAATGTCGAGGCAGGATCAACAAACATGGGCAAGGTTATCTTTGCTTCTGGGTCTATTGAAATTCCAGACCCTAAGTCCATCAAGCTCCTTAATCAGCATGACGCGAAGAAGCCTTTAGGACGCGGAATCAGTTTCAGCGAATCAGAGAATTCTATTGACGCTGTGTTCTCTGTAAGTCGTTCAGCTCGTGGCACAGAAGCCCTAATCCTCGCAGAAGAAGGATTGCAATCAGGCTTAAGCATTGGTGCAGAAGTAATCAAGTCCAAGATCAAGGACGGCGTGACCTATGTGTCAGCCGCTCGATTGGTCGAAGTAAGTTTAGTAACAGAGCCAGCATTTAAGTCTGCTCAAGTTACTGATATTGCAGCAGAAGAATCTGATGCAGAAGAAACCAACCAACCAACAGAAAGCGAGACAGCCACCGTGGAAGAAACCACTTCAGCAGTCGAAGCAACACCTACAGTTGAGGCTGCCGCAGTTGAAGCTGCTCGCCCTGCTGTAACAGCAATGGCTTACACAAAGCCACGCATTGAAGTAACAGCGGCAAAGTACGTTGAGAACACAATTCGTGCAGCAATGGGCGATGACGCAGCGCGTCAGTACCTTCTTGCAGCAGACAACACAACAGACAATGCTGGTCTTGTACCAACACGTCAATTGTCTGAAATCATCAACCCACTCGGAACAACAATCCGACCATCAATTGAAGCAATCTCACGCGGAGTGCTTCCAGATGCAGGTATGACTTTCGAGATTCCTAAGATTACAGCAATGCCTGTAGTAGCAGTAGCAGCAGAAGATGCAGCATTTACTGACACAGACCAGACATCAGCTTTCCTCTCAGTAGATGTAAAGAAGTACGCAGGACAGCAGACATTCTCTGTCGAATTGCTAGATCGTACATCTCCAGCGTTCTTTGATGAACTCGTTCGCAACATGGCCGCAGCATACGCAAAGGCTACAGATAAGGCAGTCAACGCTGCACTCATCACAGGTGCAACAGCAGATGCAACAACAACAACAACTTACCCAACAGCTGCCGAGCTTCTTGGTATTGTTGCTCGCGGAGCAGCTTCTGTCTATGGCGCAACTCTTGGTCTTTCAAACCCATTCGCTCGCAACATGATTGTCAATACTTCACAGTGGTCAAACATCATGACACTCAACGATGCTGGACGCCCAATCTACACAGCATCACAGCCACAGAACGCAGGCGGAGCAGTATCACCTACAGCTCTACAAGGTAACGTTGCAGGTCTTAACCTCTACGTCACACCTAACACAGATTCAGGCACAGACACAGATGGTTCAATCATCATTGTGAACCCAGATGCTTACACATGGTACGAGTCACCAACATATCGCCTCCGCGCAGAATCAACAGCGGCAGGACAGATCACAATTGGTTACTACGGCTATGGCGCAATCGCGACTAAGGTCGGCGCAGGCGCATTTAAGAACAACAAGGCGTAAGCCACACTAAGTCACTCAGAGGGGCTGCCAGAGCCCTTGCAGTCCCTCTGAGTCTTTAGAAAGGATAACAATGAGCACAACAACAGTTGCAGAACTCCGCACAGCTCTTGGCGTAGGCACTCTCTACACCGATGCAGTCTTGCAAGAAGTCTGCGATGCTGCTGACAATGTCTTGTTGCCCTTTCTATGGAAGAACGAACAGCCAATTATTGCTCACGGCAATGTCGGCACAGTAGGAACTCTTTACTTTAATCAAGATATCAAAGATGTGTTCTATGTCGGGCAATCGGTAACGATTAGCAACACTGGCACAAAGTACAACGGTACTAAGACCATTACAGGCGTAGGCACTAAGAACTTTACTATTACTACAACTCACACAAGCGATAACCCAGTTCACACAGTTGTCCCTTATGGCACAGCAGCTGCTGAAACTTATGTGGATTACACAACCATTCCAGCAATCCAAGAAGCCAGCCTCATGATTTCAATCGATATCTGGCAGAGCCGTCAAGCTCCTTCTTCTGGTGGCGTGTCAATCGATGGCTTTACTCCTAGCCCTTATCGCATGGGCAACACACTCTTGGCTCGCGTTCGTGGCTTGCTTGCTCCATATCTTGACCCTCGTTCTATGGTGGGCTAATGCCAGCCATAACCACACTCCGCGCTTCAATCGCAGCAGCTCTTACTGATAACACAAAGTGGTCGGTATTCTCATATCCTCCAAGCACTCCGATAGCGAATAGCGTCATCGTCATCCCTAACGATCCGTACATAATTCCCAGCAATAACGATTACACAGCCATCGCACCATTGGCTAACTTTAAGATTTCTATCCTTGTCCCATTGCTTGACAATGAGGGCAACCTTGCTGGCATAGAGACCGACATTATTCGAGTCTTTGCGCTTCTAGAAGCCTCCAGCATTGTTTTCAACGTAGGAAGCGTCAGCGCACCCAGCGTCCTGTCAATCGCTTCTGGAGATTTACTGACTTGCGACATTGCAATCAGTACCCTAACGGAATGGAGCTAATCGATGGACGATTGGACAAAGGAGCAAGCCGACTTTCTAATCAAGATTGGTCAGCTTCCACCAGCAACAAAATCAGCACCACAACCAACATCTAAGAAAGACGAGGAATAACCTAAATGGCAGTATTCATGAGCAACTTGGTAGGCGTCAAGGTTAATTCCGTCGATCTATCAGACCACGTTACATCAGTAACACTCAACCGCAACTTCGATGAACTCGAAGTAACAGCAATGGGCGATTCAGGACACAAGTTCGTTAAGGGACTTGAAGCATCTTCAATCACTCTAGACTTCCTGAACGACACAGCAACAGCTTCAGTCCTTCAGACACTTCAGGCTGCATGGGGAACTAACGTAACAGTAGTTCTTCTTCAGTCAAAGGGAACAGCAGTATCAGCGACTAACCCTCTCTACACAGCTACATGCCTTATCAACAACACTACAGATATTAACGGCGCAGTTGGAGACCTCGGAACACAGAGCCTCACAATGAACGTTTCTGGTACTGTGGCTGTTGCTACAACAGGTACTTTCTAACCAACTAAGTCAGGGGCTAAAATGGCAAAACTCAAGGTAACAAGGGCAGATAACTCAGTAACAGAGTACGAGATTACTCCACTGATTGAATACGCCTTCGAGCAATACGCCAAGAAGGGCTTTCATAAAGCCTTGATTGAAGATCAGAAGCAGTCAGACGTTTATTGGCTGTGCTGGGAAGCAATTAGACGTTCGGGTGAAACAGTCAAACCTTTCGGGGAAGGATTCCTTGAGACACTCAAGTCAGTTGAGGTCTTAGAGTCTGACCCTTTAGGGTAGATCGGAACTCCCTCACCTATCTCGCAGCTCGCTTGAGTTACGAGTATGGAGTTCCCTTCCAAACCATTGT